TCATCAACCTCGGGTTGGCTACCGTATTCGTAAACCGTACCGTCCGAGCAGTAAAAAATGTTGTCCTCGATTATGTAAACATTATCATAATCAGGATCGCCGATATACTCATACGAACATATAGACGTACCCTCGTTACCGCTTACCTGTGCATTTGTTTTTATCTGTATCTTCCCATAGTTATGAACTTCATAGTCTGCTCTTTCAAATGAAATGTAACGTCCCATGCTCATTAACGGCACATCAGAACCTTTCGGGAACAAGTCCTCCGAAGGGTATAAGTCGTTTCGTGGATACAGTCCGGCTTTTGTCGCATATATGATTTCAGGTTTACCGTATCTATTCATGTGGAAGAAACAACCATTTATTTCTAACAATGAACGTATTGCTTCTCTACCTGTGCAACCAGAATCAAAACTTGCCAATTCCTGCGTACCGTAATTATAGTAAACAAGTCTTGCCTGAGGATTGGCTAACTCTTGGAATAACCGAGGCATATTCCAAAAATAAATTTTAGCATTAGTAGCTTGAGCATCTACCGCATAACCCGTAATAGACCTAGCCGTTTCATTACCACTAATAACAATGCCTATATCACAAGCTACATAAACTTTGCAATATACAGCATTTGGCCCAATATAAACATAATCACCGCTATCAGCAAGTATTTTAGTTACATGGTTGTCTTCATATCTAATATAAATGAGTACGGAAGACGAACTTGGAAAACCATGTAGGTGTTCATCAACTTTTATATCCCAACCCGGTGCGTATGTACTATAATATGTTTTTAATTCTTCATCGGTCATACCATCTTTAGGCTGTATAACAACTCTTATACCGTCAGGTGCAGGATTTGAAGAATCCCAGGTATAATAGTAGATATAATCAAAACAGATTACTTCATCATCTACTGCTGGTGTATCATAGTACAAATAATCATAACCATAATTTTTGCTTGCACCCGTCCTGTTTGTTAAATTTATATCTTGATTTAGCGTCTGTGTAAAGTCCTTATCAGATATTAGGTTAAGTCGTTTCATAAGGTTCGCAAACGTAGCAAACATCTGCCTTGCGTATTCGACACCAAACCTTGTAAAGTTAGGGCTTTGAGAACAAGCTTTATCTGCTGTGTCAACTACCCACATATATTTTGTGAGCCAATCTCCAACACTCACATCAAGGTCTGTCATCTTATCGTAACAAGTGAGTGTCTTCTTATCGAACTCATACATATATTCCTGCTTAACGTCTTTAATCCTAAACACACCTAAAGGTACATCACCTCTAGGATCATAATCAGGATCGTCTTTCTTCCAGCAACAAATATATGGTTTTATTATCTTATTAAAGAATTTGTCGTGATGATTTACTATGCCTATCTCAAAATGTGCTGCCTCACAACAACCGAACTTGAGATTGTCCTGTGAACATAACGACTCTGTTAATGAAAGACTTTCAAGCTGTATATCTTCATTGTATATGTCAGGAATGAGCGGTCCATCATCAACTATATGGTCTCGGAATGTACCTTGTTGAACGTAACGTGTGAAATTCATAGGGTAAGGCAATTCAGAACTATCGTTTGATAAATCTACTTGTAAACCACCGAATATTACCTTGTTTACCGTAAACGTTTGTCCCGCAGTCCAACCTGTCTGAACCGGGAAACGTATCGTTATCTCGTCCAGGTACATAACCTCTCCATAGCCATTCTCTTTCAAGTGTAAACCACGAATACAAGCTGTTCTGTATTTGGTATCGCTTTCAGATGTCCTTATAAGGGAGCTTACCTGAACATGCTCAAAGTTTGCAACCTGTCCTGTTGTACCGTTTTCCCTTTTATAGGTGTACTTGAACCCAAGGTCAACGCTATCAGGTAGTGTTTCTCCATTGAGATAGAAAGCTATATCAAATGAAACGTTTGTCCACTTTACCCTGTCAAAATAATCAAATTCTACATAAGGTTTCAGGTCATATAACTTCTCGTGTGAAGCAAAACCCGTACCTATTGTAAATGTGTGATTATTCCAAGTAACCGCAAGTCCTGGGGGGTTATTCCCGAAATACCAATTAACCTCAGAAAGGTCGGTGTTCGTTTCGAACTCCAACCTTACCTGTTTGTCAACTGAATCTGAAAGGAACTTCTGTTGTGCGGGTATCCCTACATTTATCATCTTAATATCCTATGAACTTAATTGTCGTGTTCTTGTAGAAGATTTTCCCAGCTGTTAGATGGTCGATGTTATAGTCTATATCAGGCATATAACATGAAGCTGTGACATAATCATTATCCTCCGGGACATAAAACGTTACATTGACCTTACGTTCTTTAGCAGTAACAAAGTTTGACCTTATAGATGACATAAATGTTTCCATACGCACATTGTCTAACGGTTTAACCTCAAACTCTATCGTGTACGACAAATGGTCCATAGCGTTTCGGTGTAATACACCGTTGGCATCACGATAACTGTCTACATCAATAATCTTTTTTGTGACCTTATAGGTCGCACCGACAATGTACTTATTATAAAATGTATCGTTTGCCCCTATTTTTATAAGGTATCCTGAAAATGCCATATCTATCTCCTACACATTCATTGTATATCAACATTCCCGATATTACAAGTTAAAATGCAGGCAATCCCGTAGATCTCTGATAAAGTGTTGCCTGTCTACGAACAACCCTAAATACTTCTGTGCCGTCTATGTTGATAACAATGTCCTGATTATTTCCTGCACCGCCTAAATCCGAAAGTGTTTCAGCTAATGCTTGTTTAATCGTATCAAGTGGTGCTTCGATGTTCGTACCATGTTTCTGATCGCCAAGCATTGCCATAAACTGCTGGTTTGGCGGTATAACAGCTCCCTGTGCAAGTCGAGGTATAGAAATGTTTGGTATCAAACTAACTCCACCCCAACTATCGCCTGTGACTCTTGCCGCCCAACCGACAACCTTATTGAAGCCTGATATAACGCTGTTTATCTTGTTTATGATACCATTGATACCGTTCTGTACCGCACCGATGAAAGAGTTGATTGCTCCTTTAACGCCTGATACTATCGAATTCCACAACCCCGAGAAAAATCCCTTAATCGCATTTATAGCTGTGTTCCATGCGTTTACGATAGGGTTGATAACCGTTGTCCTAAACCAATTCGCAACCGTACTCCATACCGATTTAATGGAGTTCCATACCTGGTTGAAGTAACCAGCGATTTTAGCAACTATCGGTGCGAAGAAGTTTACTATCGGCTGAATAACGTTGCTATTAAACCAGCTTGCAACCGCATTCCATGTTGATTTAATATCCGCCCATAACTGTTTGAAAAATCCTGATACCGCAGCCCATACGGCTTTGAAGAAGTTGCATATCGGATCTATAACGTTTGTCTTAAACCAATCTGAAACTATCATCCAGACTGCTTTGATGATTATCCAACAACCTTCTGCAAACTGTCCTATACGTTCGAACAGTCCTTTGAAGAAGTCTATTATCGGTGTAACAATGGCTTTCACTTTCGCCCAACCCGCTTTGACCGCATCTACAACAGGTGTGATGATGTTATCCATACACCATTGTCCGATACCGACAAACCATGCTTTTATAGCATCCCAATTATCATGGATTATGATAACGAGCTGTGATAATGCAAAAATGATACCAGCAATCGCCGCAACAATTGCTGCGGGTGCTCCAAGTATAATCGCACCTATTGCTGCTAATGCGATACCGATAGCTTCAAGTATAGTTTTGAGTACAGACCAACCTTCACTCCACATATCGAAGAATTCTTTGATGGCTAATACCGCACCGCCCACCGCTGTTACGATACCAAGAACAGTTGTCGCAACACTTCCAAATGCGTATGTAAGTGAAGCATTAAGGCTATTTCCTAAACTCATATTGTAAAGGAACGTTGATATACCACCGCTCAAGCTCGATACAAATTGACTTATCGTAGCAGGAAGTGCTGTCGTTACCCAAGTAAATGCCTTTACGAACGCACCTTTCAAACCGTTTGCGATACCCATCCAGAACGATTTTGAAATAAAGGCTTTACCGATTTTAACACCTAACTTACCTACAAGTGCTCCGATACCACCCTCCATTCCCATACCTTCGATGATACCATCTATCAATGCTTTACCGAGTGCTGCTGCTATCAACTTTTTGAGTATCAAGAATCCCATGATTATGGCTATCGTTTCAGGATCGAGTGTCGAGAAGAAGTCTTTAACACCTTTGAAGACCGCCTTCCAATCTATGTTCGTGAGTGTTTCCTTTATGAACTCCCACAAACCCTGTACCCAAACGTTTATTGCTTCGGCAAATGATTTGAAGTCGAATGTATAGAAAAACTCATTGATACCATCTGCAAGTTTTTTACCGATATTGCCCCACTCTAATGTCTGACCGAATGACAAGGCAGCATATATTGCGGTATTCAACGCACCTGCAATAGTATGTCCTACGTCTTTGAACAGGTCGGTATCAACAAGGAGACCATTAAGAAAATCAGCAAGACCTTTACCAAAGTTCTTTGCACCTTGATAAACCTTTTCCCAATCTATATCCTCCATCATCTTGCAAAGTTTATCTCCGATCCACTTTCCTAAATCACGAAGGTTATCAATATCGGCCCAAGGGTTGTCCGGATTTGAAGGGTCCCAAGGTGAAGCATCGCCAAGTCCTAAATCACCCAGGCCACCAACACCACCTGCTCCACTTCCTGTTGAGGTTGCGGTAGTGAGGTTATTCAATTCATCGAATGTTGCTAACTGTTTATGAGCTTTCTTTCCTGCTTTTGCAACAGAGTCGCCAAAGTCGTCCATAGCACCCGCACCATCCTCGGCATTATCCGCTATCTCACGTGTCTGGCTGGCTAGGTCTTGTAGTTGGAACCCAAATATGTTAGACAATATCTGCCAGAGTGTCTTCATAAATTGAGTAAGTCTTGCGACTATCTTACCTAAGACCTGAACTAACGGAGACAATACGGAAACAAGTCCACTACCTAAAACGATAAGGAACTCTTTCCACATTTCGGACAACACACGGGTACTATTCGCCCAGCTGTTTTGCGTGGCTTGGAAGTCGCCTACCATGTATTGAGTTTTCTCCATTATATATTGATAACGCAAGATTGCTTTACTCCTTGCGTCCATCTTCTTAACGTTTTGGTCTATACCTTTCGACAAAGCATACTGCTGTAGGTTAGCCTCGGTCAAAATGATACCGTACCTTTTCAGCGTTTCAGTCTCACCTGTATATACCGCCGACAATGCGACACGAGCATAGTCCTGTGATATATTCAAGAACGATGCCATATCTCCTGTTAATCCCGTCAGTGCGACCGACATATCCGATGCTTCTTCCATCGTCAAGCCCATTGACTTACCCATTGCCATAAATGAACCTGCGGTTTGTTTTGCAGCGAATCTCGACATACCGAAATCCTGAATACAAGTCTCGGCGAAGCGTTCGATTTTCCCGGTCATATCGTGAGTTGTGCCTTTACCGAACGCAACGTCCACAACGTTTTGAACTTCTTGGAGATCCGAAGCAGCGTCGAGCGCTGCCTTACCTAACTTGACGAACGCACCGACACCCAACACAAGTGAAGCTAAACGACCGATTTTGCCAAACGATTTTTCGATCTTCTTTAACCCGGTATTCAATCCACCAACATCAACGCTGGTGCCAATGATTATGTTACCATCTGCAAAAGCCATGGATTAAAACCCTCCCATAATCTCATCTATGAGTTCCTGTGTACCAGAGTCGTACTTCTTCTTCAACTTGATTTTATCCTTGTTGTCTTTGTATATCTTTTCCTCGGTTTTGTCGAGGCGTATCCCTCTGTTTAGCTTATCACGAATACCGACAAACGTGCTAAAAGTACTCTCGCCTATTTCCATAAACGCACTAAAAAATGTCCACCAATGTAAATGCTCAACGTTTCTTACATCAATGCCCATGTTTTTGTTTATCGGTGCTACGATAATGTTGAAGTCCTGGTCCCAATCATATAGTGGTTTTGTAACCTTATGCCCTTCGGTATCATCATCGCCCATTTGCAAGAAAAACATCATTTCTTTAACCGCCGTTTCAATGTCTTCCTTGTAGTCATCTGTTTGGTAAAAGTAATCCAACGCACAAGCGATCTTTTCGCCATCAAGTAAATCAGGGTCGTTGAAAATTGTGAAGATATCCAAAATGTCACGATAGTCTGTATTTATAGGACATTCTTTTTCACCTATCAATATGCTTGTTGGAAGTGTTCTTTTATCCATGATGATATTATACCATAAAAGTAGGGCGGTACACAAGGTAACCGCCCTATTGCAAGACTATTTCTTCCCGCCCTTTTTAGGGGCCTGATATTTCGCCATACGCTTCTTGCTCGCCTTTTCATAGTAAGGCGTGATACCTTCGAAGAAGTCATAGAACATAGACAACGTGCAGGCGTTACCGAACAATATATCGCTCGAACCTTCGCCGAAACACTTATCTACAAGTCCCCGGAAGTATTGCACGATCTCACTTAGCAAATTGATTTTTTCTTCTGCGGTTTCGCACTTTTCGATCTGCTTGTCAAACTCTTCGTTCTTGACCTTGAGTTCTTCCTGTAACAACACTACCTGCTTCGCTGACTCCACGTCTTCGGGGTTGAATGAAAAAATCCCCCTCTCCTCGCCTTCATCGTCTAAAATGCGAAGACTTATTTGTCCGGTCCGGACTTGTAAGCTATCCATATTCTATTTTCCTCCTTTTCGTGTTAAACTGATGCTGAAGGATCAGCTGTAAATGTAACTGTCTCGCCGTACTTGTAAGCATTAACTGTTCCGTGGATCTTGTCGTTGGAGTAGTTAATGTCGATAGGCATATCAACGTATGAGCTACCGCCTACGGACTGAGGTGTGAGAGTACAGTTCTTATGAACTTCGGCTTCGTATGAACCGTCCCCTCTTTTTGCGTATGCGTGAATCTGCATAACTTCATACATCGAGAGCTCTGATACTCTGTTGTACTTAACCTGGTTATACAATTTAACCGCAAGTGCAGATCCACCACGAATTGTCATAGGCTCAAGGCTCTGTGAAGTCTCGAACTTATTAACCGTTGTTTCTGTGATACCGAGGATATCGGTAACGGTCTCTGTATCAGGATTGTATTCGATGCTGGAATCTTCAACACCGCAACCAACGATCTGCCATACCGGAGTACCGCCATCAGCGATTCTGTCGCCTACGTTTACTGCTGTAACGAGTAATTTTCTGACCGCTTTCTGATTATTCTGCAGGTCAAAGCTAGCAATATCAGCCATAATTTATTCCTCCTTATAATCAATTCTGACGCCCAACATATACTTCGCTAAACCATCTTCGGAAACCATTGCCAAGTTTGCCATGTTCTGTAAAGGAACAATCTCATACTCGCTACATTTATCTCCAAAATCAGGAAAGTTACGTTCTTCCTGTTGAGCGACTAACCATTCGTTGAAGCTATCCATGAGCTCAAGGTTTTCTGTATTTACATTTGATGTACCCGTATCCATTTGCTCGTATCCTATAAACACGAACGAATAGGATTTATACTTGAACCCACAGATATCAGTCTTTCGTGTGAACTCTCCATAGTTAGGTACTATCATACGCACATTCGGGTACGCATCTGCAGATTCGAAATACAAGTAATTGTTTTCCAGGAACTGCTGTACCCATTCTTGCATTATAACATGCTTACTTTTTGCCATGATCTTCTCCCTACCTTTATTGTACTATGATTATGAGCATTTTGCAACCCTATATTGCGTGTCGTTTACGAATACGGTTGATTTCCGCCGTCATTATTGCACCAGAATTATTCCATGCCGCTTCGTCCCAATATGAAGTAGCAAGCGGATGAAATGCCCTGCAACGTTTCGTTTCATCTACATTGATACCGTTATATTGTTTGAACGCATAAGGCATCTGGTAGTTGACAGTAGCGTGATCCTTCGCACCGTACCCCTGAACATAGTTTGACAAGTTACCTTCCAAGTACGGGACATAAGGGTCGAAGTATTGGATTTCCATATCAGCTACTTCTTTATAAAAATCCCTTGTCAACCCCTTGCGTATCGCTATTTCATCGAACGTAAAGTCCCATCTGAACTTTAAGGTTACACCTGCCATTATACACCCTCAATATAAAGTTGAACTCTTGCCCCGAACCTTTTGTAGTTATCGGTCTGAGATTTAACCTGACAAACGTCTTCGCCATACTTCTGCAAGACTTTTACGATGTTACTTGCGTCTACCTCGTCCGGCATATTGCCCCTGATAATGTAATCGCCTGTTGACATTGTATAGTGACCTTTTTGTTTGCCCTCCTGGCGCCACTCAAGATATGGTAGATATTCATCGTGAAACGGTATCAATACCTGAATAACCGTTCCTATCGACACTCCGCCGACGCCTACCGAACTCTCTGAGTGTTTGTACCATACAGCATCGTCTATTACGGTCTTATACCATACATCAACACCGAGGTTATTATCTTCCCGCTTAAGCTTGTTCAGGATCGTTATTCTCTGGTTGTAGATATTTTTTAACATCGAACTTCACACTCCTTGCGGTCAGATAATCAGGTAGTATCTTCATAGCGTACTTAACCATCTCGTCATTGTGCTCGTCTTCACTCTTGACCCTATATGTGAGCTTTTCAACACTATTTGCGTAGCTCTCTATCGTATCTCCCGCCTCAACCTGCTGGTCAAATGAATACTCCCTGTTGACGAGTTCTGTAAGCACTTCCTTCACTTCATCAGGTATTTCCGGACATTCCGGAATCCTGTCAAACGTGATATAGTCAAGTAACCTTTGTGCTTTTCGCTCTAAGACGTTAAAGGACTCTTCAGGCACCTTACCGCCGAGCTGTTCGTATTCCAAATAGGAAATATAACTTGTGAATGCCATAGTCCCTCTCCTATCTTATGCTTTGGTTTTCTTCGCAGGTGCCTTTGCAGGCTTTTCAGCCTTTGCATTAAGCTTAGCTTTGAGTTCCTCGTTTTCCTTCTGCAGACGAGCTACTTCGCATTGAAGAGTTTTCACGTCCGTAGACATGGCCTGCTCAATAACCGCACCTGTATTAGGGTCGATAACTGAATAGCCATTATTCATGTATTCATGTTTTGATGTTTCCGGGATCTCAAGGACG